GAGCCGGTCAAGTTCGTGAAGACCCTTGAAAACGCTGAAGGAAAGCGTGCTGTCACCATCCCGTGCGACGAAAGTGGCGAGCCCACCTGTGGGTTCCGACTGGTCGTTGACATCAGGGATGTGAACGTCTTTAGTTAGGACGCGCTTCGTGCGCTATCACTAACAAAAAGGAATAACATGGCATCGTACAACAAGGTCGTCCTGATGGGCAACGTCACCCGTGATCCTGAAGTTAAGGTCACACCCAAGGGCACCTCTATCGCAAAGATCGGACTGGCAGTCTCCCGTAAGTTCTCCACCGAGAGCGGTGAGAAGAAGGAGGAGGTCACGTTCGTGGACGTTGACTTCATCGGAAAGGTTTCCGAGGTGGTCAGTAAGTACGTCAAGAAGGGTGACCCCATCCTGATCGACGGACGACTCAAGCTCGACCAGTGGGAGGACAAGAAGACCGGGGAGAAGCGGAGCAAGCTCGGCATCTTCGGTGAAAACCTCCAGCTGCTGTCTCGCCCATCCGGCCCTCCGTCTGATGGCGGCTCCAACGTCAGCCGCTTCAAGCAGGAGCAAGCTGCTGTCAATCCGCGCCAAGCTGCGGCTGGCGTAACCAACGACGGGCCTGTCAGTGCGGACGATGATGTTCCGTTCTGATCACCCGTTGACAAGATGCACTTGGTGTACTACACCTTGTGCGCAGTGAATTGTTGATCAAGTCTGCGATCACAAGCAGTGACAGTCGGGAAAGACCGATACCGTCAGTGCGCCCGAGGGGGAGCGAGTTGTTCTAGCCTCCTTACACTGTGAAAACAACGGGCACATTTTCTACTGGGGCAAGCGGGGAATGCGGCGGCGGTGGTTCGCTGGTAACATGGTATCCCTGCTCCGTAACCGCATAAAACGGAGCGCCCCAGTTGCTTTCGTGGCGGGGTGTAGCAGCGGTAGCTAGGCTGCCTCATAAGCAGACGGTCGGTGGTTCGAGTCCACCCCCCGCTACCAATTTCGATCCATGGTGTAGAGAAAGCCGACGGGCATAAGACACGCTGGGCCGTAGAGTCCAGAGGTTCGGGTACTTTGGCTGAGAGACAGTGGGGTGGATGCAAGCCTACTCACTGGAACCTTGTTGAAATCCAGCCGTTCAATCCGATGGGTCGTCCATTTACAGTTAGGTGCAGATGAAAGACACGATCTCCCAAATGCTCAGCGCATTCCCTCCCCAGATCATCCGGCTCCTAGCACGGGAGGGTAAGGGTCGTGGTGCCAAGCGCCTCACCCATCACGACATCGCCAAGCGGAGTGGTCTGTCCTACGAGAAGGTGCGCGACCTGTCCCTGCTCAAGTCTTGGGACAAGGTCTCCATCGGAGACGCGGACTCTTTCATGCGAGGCTGTGGCGTCACACTCCGCAACCTCTGGCGTCATCGATACTTCCTGCGCAGATCATTGGACCCGCGCAAGACTGTCAGCCCACTGTCATTCACATCGAGGCGGGGCGCAGCGCAAAAGCCCCCTCCGCCCGAGCTCTTGGTCGCAGCAGCCTTGAGCCGCGCACGGTCTTCGGCTTCGAGATCTTCAGCTTCTTCGGCTTGAGCTTCGACAGCTTGGTCTTCACCGCCCGCAGCGCCTTGGGTGTTGCGGAGCGGCGGAGCTTCCTGAACTTCGAGTTCATCCGATCGATCGCAGTCTTCGGCTTTCCGCCAACCCGCTCAAGATCCCCACGGCTACCTGAATCAGGCACCAAACTGGCAAGCGCCTTGTTGGCGTCGTCAGCCTTCTGGTAGGCAACCCGCTGGGTATCGCTCATACGAGAGAGCAACCCCTCACGTTCGTCGTCAGTCAGGTTCCGCCCAAACGTCTTCCGATCCACGGCTCGACCGGCAATGGCCGACTTCACAGCACCGTAGGGATCGGTACCGCCCGTCTTCTTCTTCTCCTCGGCGGCTTGCTGCAGCAGGCTCCGGGCTTCCTCAAGGTTACCACCAGCGGCGGCGGCCTCTGCCCTTCTGACGAGGTTGCTGAACTTAGTGGGCGTTCCACCCTGTCCACCCTTGTCCGAGAGCTCCAGCGGGCCTGCAGCGACTCGGGCGGCACGTCCTGCATCAGCCGAGGCATCAGCAGATCGCACACCCGGCAGTCGGTTGAGCACCGTGTCAGTTCCAGGCACCGTCTGGCGCAGCGTGTTGACGAATGTTCCGGTCCAGTCGCCAGTCTTCATTCCGCTCTCGATGGCAGACGAGAACGTCTTGGCCAGCTGCACTGACTGCGAGAAGCTGGCGATATCGGTCGGAGAGTTCCGGTAGGTCTGACCACCAACCATGTTGGAGATGGCCTCGCCAGCGTAGGGGACCATCAGGCTGATCGATGCAGCAGCCAGCTTGGCAATGCTTCCGGGGTTTGCATCGCGGAGCACATCACCCAAGCGGGTAACCGGGTAGGGGCGACCCTTCACCAGTTCGTAGAAGAACCCACGGATCTCGTTGTTCCACGCTCCCGACAGGGCGAGCACAGTCAGGAGTGCGACCATCGAGATCGCAGAGTAGGCAGCGAAGTTGACGTAGCCACGCTTCGGATCGACAGCAGACAGGTTGCCCAGCGTGCTGAAGTACCGGTTCACCCAGCTTGAGAACGTGAAGATGAAGTTGTAGATGCGACCCAAGATGGTGCGCCCTTGGATGGCCTCCGCTCGCATGCCCTCCATCGATGCGTTGGTCATGCCGAGAAGCTCACGCGAAACGTCTCGGTTGAATCCCTCGTCAGCAATCGGAGGCACATCATTGATGTCAGTGCCAGCAGCCTTGGCCGCCTGAACGCGCAGCCAGTAGTCGTGCAGCACCCGCTCAAGACCACCAAGACCAGAGAACGACTGACGCATGTTGACCAGAGTCTCGCGCTGCCAGCCGGCCGCCTCAGCTTCAGCCTCGGTGATCAGGTTCTTCGGGTCGGACCAGTTATCCCATCCGGTAGCGCCGGACTTCGACCGCTTGTCCATGATCGAGATGCCAGACCGCATCACCAAGTTCAGCGTGTCCTGAATGGACATGAGGTTGATCATGTTGGCCACACGATCAACGGATGCCGGGATGTTCTGAATGCCAAGCGCAACGTAGGGTAGGAACCACTTCGAGAAGACCCCCTCAAGTACACGCGATGTTGAACCGACGGAGTCAGCAAACCCCTCAACTGGAGATCCATACCCACCGAGTTGGCGGATGATCTTGGCTCGCTCAAACACGCTCATGCGGGGAGCAGCGAATCCTTCAAAATTGGATCGCGCCTGCATGCGCTGGAACTCCTCGACGCGCTCAGCGAACTTGCGCATCAGGAATCGAGTCTTGGACTTGTTGGCATTGAGCCAGCCGGACACAGCCTTGTTCTCAGACGACAGTGCAGCAGCTGTATCCCAAGCGCCACGGACGATCTGGGTCAGACCCTGTTTGACAAGGCTCTTAGGCTTGAAGCCCTGCAGATAGATGCTCGGAGTGAACTGACCAGCAGTCACAGCCTGAGTGAAGTTCATGATCGCCGATGTCAGCTGTGCAACGAGCATCACCCGTCGAACCTGAAGCATGTCCTCAATGACAGTCGTTTGAAGGCGGCCGACGGCCGGCTTATCAAGCGTCTGCTGAAGAACGTCGGTCACGTTGGTGATCATCTTCACCAGATCGATCAACTGACCTTGATTGAGGTATGCCTTGCCAGAGAGGACGTTGCTCTTCGGCTCAGTCCACTCGCGCTTGATGTAACCAGTAGAACCCTTCCGGCTTTCAATCTGCTCGTTAATCTTGGCGAGCTCAGCCTTAAACGCGTCATTCGCATCACGCATCAGATCCAACTGGCGCATCCGAATCGGCATCATTGCCGAGTGGGCAATCACACCCTTGGCGCTGTCGCTGGAGATGGTGAAGTTGTAGAAGTTGGACGGCGCAACCATATCACCACGAGGCTTGGTGAAGTTGTTTGAACCGCTGATGACAGAGTTGAACGCGACCGCCGACATGGCGTCCGTCTTCAGGAGTGCGGCCTCTTCATCTCGATCAGCGCCCTTGATCTGAGTCAGGTAGGAATTGACGAACTCGTCGATCTCGCTGACCAGCTGACGCGAGATGTCATCCTTGCTCAAAGCCTCGTCTCCAACAGCCGGGGTCATTGCGTCGATGTCATCAATCAGGTCATCAAGCGTTCCGGGCAGCTGTCCGGTCGATGCGTACCGATCCGCGAGGGCTTGGTAGATCTTCAAGTACGGAGAGTTCCTCTTGTACAGAGGGCTCATCTCCATGACGTGCTTGAGCGCAAAATTGACGAACCACTTGCGTTGCTGCAACAGGGCCAGCCGATTGGCGTAAGCAGTGGAAAGGCTCTTACCCTCATTCTGCCACTGCTGAGCCATGTCTCGCACTCTTCCGGGAAGCTCACTGCGATCCAGAGTCATCGGAGTGGTGAATGCACCACCAGCGTAAGCGTATCGGAAGCGACTGCGCTTCTCGCCGTTCACAATGAACGACTCCTGCACCAGCGTCGGATAGTACATGGCGATGCCGCCGTTCTCAGAACCGCGAGCAGCCTTGTAGATCGCATCAGCGAACCGAGCCTGAAGCTCAGCCGCCTTCACGTCTTCCTTGGTTATGACATGTCCGAAAGCGGTGGTGTCACCAACCTTGAGGTTGCGACCGATGCGCTCCTGATTGCTGCCAAGGAACTCGTTGAGGACTTCCTTGTCCCATGTGCGAGCGTCAAGACCCGGATGGCTCTTGATAGCGTTATCGACAGCGAGGTTGATTGCGTACTCGCCAAACCGTGGGTTCATCCGTGCCGCCTCGATTCCAGAGGCAACAGACATGGAGACCTTGAGCAGGAGGCGGAGTTCCTTGCCGACAGTTCCAGGCATCAAAGACAGGACGTATGCACGATCGATCAGCGGCGTGAGGATCGGAATCGCAACACGCAGACGGTTGATAATGTCGAAGCTGTTGATTGCCAGCGCGGCGTCTCCCATCGGGTTGGAGAACAACGTCAGCTTGGTGCGCATCCACTTCAGCTTGAAGCGGTCGATCGCACTCAATGGCTTCTTGAGCTCGTTCTCAATCGCGGTGAGCGCACTCATCACGACCGCGTTGTTGTTCGCGTTGACAGCCGGATCAGCACTGTACTCCAACGTATACAGCTGGGAGCCAATCTTGTAGGTGAGCTTGCGATCGCTCTTCGATCCCTCAGCGCCGCCGTAGTCGCCGGCATTGCTGGACAGGATGTTCAGGTTGCGGATCGCCTCTTCGTGCTGAGTGCTGAACTCAGGCGATGCGGTGAGCGCGTCGTAGATGCTGAGCTCATCAACAGCGCGGAGGATGCTGCGCTCCATCCGGTTGATGGTGTTGTCCAGCAGGCGCGCCTCCTCGATTGCCTCAGACTGCTTGGCCAGCACTCGGCGATAGAGCCGTGCGAAAGCGCGAGGGTTCACCTTGCGCTTCTTGTTGCCGGTCATGCCAGCAACAGCCGCCTCGAACCCGTCGATCGAAGCCTTCACCACGGCGATGTTGGAGTTGATCCTCTTGATCATCTTCAACGCGGGGATCAGCCGGCGCATGGATTGCAACGGGGTGCTTCCAGAAGAGCCAGCAGTGAACAACGCGGTGATCGTCTCTGGCAGAACCTTCTGATCCAGCAGATTGCGGGTGGTGATGATGTTGATGATGTCGTCGTTGGTCTGAGCAGCATTGAGCTCAGCATCGGTGACACCTTCAGCGATTGCAGAAATCGCTTTTCTCATCTGGTCCGACTGCTTGTGAGTGCGGCGAACGATCTCGGCGGCTTGTTCGACAGCAGCCCTCTGAGACACGGTCAGTTTTCCGCCAGTCAGAACCGACTCGCGCACGTATTCTTTGTAGTCTTCAACAAGGTTGTCTACTACACCAGTTGTTGCAGCCACTTTGACATTAGCGGAGGCGAGTTTTTTCCTCAGGCCGATGATCGATGTGCTGTACTTCTGGCGCAGCGTCTCAAGCCGATCGAGAACCTTGGTGCGCTCGTTCTCAACGTCGCGAGCCAACTGGTCAACGGCATGGGACGCTTGATACTTAGCCTCAACCTCCTCATCGGTTGATGTTGGCATCGATGCAAGCTGCATCGGCGATGTTGAGACAAGCCGCTGATCGATCAGCCACTGCAGGCTTCGCTGAACCGTCTTGCCGGAATTTACGATTCGCTCGACCAGCGTATCGGGGATCATCTGGGCCTGCGTCGCCGCCAAGTTCTCGATCGCAGCGATGTTCGCCGCGTTGAGTCCGGGCACCGAGGTTAGGTCGCTCAGCTGCTGCTTGTTTTCTACCTGAGGAGCAGCCATTAGCTCGCCGACTCCCTGATCCCCTTCACTGAGAGCGACGTTGGGCGCGAACTGCTCGGTGCTCAGGTTGACGATCTGGTCGAGCAGGGTCTTCTGCTCACCCTTGAACCCGAACAGGCGGCCGAGCAGGTTTAGGAACTTGGCCCAGAGTGACTGACCATCTTTGGAAGTGACACCGTTAAGCGCGTCGCGGAACTCCTGACTGGACATCGACTCACCGACGAACTCGGCGAGGTTGTTGAAGTTGGAGCCGTGCTCCTGCAGACCGTAGAAGCTGTTCGATCCAAGAGCCTTGACGGCAGTATCGCGCAACCGGCGAACCTCGTTGCGGAACTTCACGTTGGTGCGCAGCGCGTACACCGTGGCCGCGTGGACCGCCTCGTGCATGACCAAGTAGTCGTGCGACGCAGCGGACTGGCGGATGTAGATCGTGTCGGACTGAGGGTTGGAGTCGTAGAACGCGGACTGACCGGGGCGAGGCGCGATGCGGTCGAACTCGGCATCGGACAGCACAACCACACGGGCGCGGAGCTTGGCCTTGAGCAGCTTCTCAGCGATACCGCGCATCCAACTACTGGCACTGTTGCCAGCGAGCACTGTGTCGATGGCTTCAGCCAACGTGGTCTCACCCTGCTGGAGAGACTGGTTGCCGGTGTCCTGGGAAGCGGCGTTGGCTAGGAGTGCTTCACCTTCAGCGATGGCATTATCAACGCCATCGATCCCCTTCTCGTCGTAGATGTCTTGAAGGTTTCCAGATGCAGTGAGACCGATACTCTCAAGAGTTGCGGCTACGTTTGCAGGGGCGTTTGGAATCAGTGATTTGAATCCACTGACGACAGCCTTGGTGAACTCATCAGGAGTCAGCTGACGCCCACGCACAGCAGCCTCGGCCTTCTGGATTGCAGAGACAACGGCATCAGCAAGCGCCTCAACATTCCTGAAGATGGACGCCAGCGACGCAGCACTCTCCTTCTGGACAGGCTGGGCAAACTGCTCGATCGGGGAACTCTCCTCGCCGTCTTCGTTGACGGAGGAACTCATTGAGGTGGTCGCCTTCTCGATGAGCGACTTCTTGCGGGAGTTGCGAACCGCGATGACCAGGTTCTTCTTGGGTGAGAACCCGACAGGCGATTTGCTGTCGATGTTCTTGAGTACCCACTTTTTCAGGCCGCGATCGTAGTTTGTTAATACATCGTCTATCTCGACGTTGACTACGCTTGGCTGGCCATCGATGAAGTCGAACGCAGTCTGCTGGTTGAACGCGGCTTCCATGGCCACGGACGCCCGCGTACCAACCTTCTCACGAAGAGCTTCCAACGCCTCCTCGTCGCCCTCGTTCTCCTTGAGTGCGCCCTCCATGAGCTCTGAGAACCTGGCGTACTCAGGATTGGACACACCCTCCTCCAAGATCGCTGCCACATTCTCATCGTCGGTCTGTGTGATCTTCGACGGGCGGCCGACCTTCTTCTTCTCGGTCTCCTTCACCGACTCGCGCTTCTCGAGCAGGTTGGAGTTAACCACCGGATACACACCACTGAGTTCAATGTTGCCGATCTTCTGGGTGTTCGGAGCCTTCTTGGACAGCTGCGTGACGCGAACCTGCGGCACCCCGTCCTTGATGGAGTCGATGGTGCCGAGCACCTCGTTCTTACCGGCAGCCGTGCGCCAGCGAATAGTGTCGCCAACCTTGACCTCGGTGCCGTCCGTGTACTTGGGCGCGGCTACTGGTCCTTGGGGCGCGGTTGTTTTCGGACCTGCTGCCCCACTAGGCGTTTCGGTTTTGGCGGGCTGGACCGGGGCCACAGCCGCCGCTGGAGGCGCTTGGATTTGTGTACCATTTGAAGAAATGACCGGGGCCGCAACTGGGACACCACCCACAGGAGCAGCCCCGGTTCCCACCGGTAGCGAGGATTCAGTCGGCAGGGAAGTCTTGGTAGCGGCGGCGGCAGCAGCCTCAGCAGCAGCACGGGCCTCAGCGGCAGCCTGTTCTTGGGCAGCCTTCTCAGCAGCAGCGCGGGCTTGGGCCGCAGCTTGCTCACGGGCAGCCTTCTCAGCGGCAAGACGCTTGGCCTCAGCGCGTGCAGCAATCTCAGCTTCGATCTGGGCCTTTAGATCTTCGTCGCGCCTCCGAGCATCTTCCAGCTGTTTCCTCAGTGTGGAGCCGATGTCAGTCCGAATGACCTGCGGAACCTCGCCACGAGCACCTGGGCCGAACTGGTTAGCCTGATTCTCCTCAAGCTGTGAGAGCCTTGAGCCAACACCAGCGGCAGCGCGGTTCGCAGCAGCCTCATCTTTCTGGCGCTCATCCAAGAGGCGCAGCATCACGTCGATACCTGCATCCTCCATCTTCTGAGGAACCTCTCCACGAGCTCCAGGGCCGTAACGGTTTTCCTGATCTTGCTCAAGTCTTGCTAGAGAACCGGCAACACCAGTGGAAGCACGTTGAGCAGCGAGGTTCTGCTCGCGCTCGAGCTTGGCATTCGCCTCAGCCATGGCTTGATCAGCCTGATCCATCCACGCAGGACGGGTGCGACCGCTCTCACGTCCACGAGGGGCAGCATCGTAATCGTAGAGCGAGGAAGCAGGGTCAGCCTCTTGGACTGGGGTTGCTGCTGGAATGATTGACTCCGCAGCAGTGACGGCATCGAGAGCTTGCTGTGTTCGTGCGCGTTGGTCTTTGGACAGACCCTTCTTGCTCAGGGCCGCAGCCAAACGAGCACCATTGAACCCCGCGTCGATCAATCCAAACCCAAGAGCCTCTGTGGCCAGCTGCTCCATCGACGGAGCTTGATAGTCTTGAACACCGATAGCAGCGCGACCTAGTTCACCGGCACGCTCCTCCAGCATTTCGCCGAACACGCCATCCCACTTGGTGGTCTTGCTGACAGCGTCAATGAAGTCGTTCCCCTCGAACATTCCGGGGTACTTCTGCGCCACTCGACCAGCCACTGCCTTTTTGAGACCAGAGGCCCAGTCGATGGTGCCACCGAGACCAACCTTGCGGGCACCGGAACCAAGCATGTCGGTGAGAAACCCACCAGACCGCTCGCTCAGAACCTCTACAAACTGGTCTCCAAGAGCCTTGTAGGCTGCGGTTACGAACGGATCAGCCTGCTTGGTTTCCGTGAAGTAGGTGCCTTCCGGTGCCTCCTCCAAATCAAACCCCGGAGTCATCCGTTCAGCAGTTCCAGACACAATGCGAGCCGCACCGGACGGAACTGTCTGTGCAGCAGCACCCGCCACACCGCGAACGATGCGACCACTGACACTGTCAGCAGCCCAGTCTGCAGCCTTGCGTGTTGCTGTGTAGGCAGTCTCCTTGCCCAGCGCCTTGACGCCAGCAGCAGCAGCTTTGACAGCAGCCTTTTCGCCAGCAGTTGCAACGCCTCCGGTAAGAGCCAGTTCGCCAGCGAAGCCGGGAGCCTCGCCGAGAACACGTCCAACACCGTAGGCAATCCGTTCAGCTGTTCCACGACCGGCAGCCTCAGCAGCAGCGCGGTCTTCTTCTGCCTTGTACTCACGTAGACGCTGCATCTGCTCATCTGATGCAGTGCCTTCACGGGCAGCGAGTGCAGCACTCAGCACACCGACTGACTTCACCGCCTCCTTGCCGCCGCTATAGAATGGAATACCTCCCGCCTCGAAGCCGCGACCGAAGCCACTGGTGAACGAGTCCCACATACCCTGTTTCTCTGCGGCTGGAGCGACCTGATCCTGTGCAACTGACGGCGATCTAAAGTAGTTCTGGTCAACGTACTGGTCGATCTGTTCATCAGACCAGTCGTCGCCAAACTGAAGATTTCCGTGGCCTTCAACTGCAATGATCTTGGGCATGGGCGTGTCGGTCTTTTTGCTGAACGAAGTGATAGATCCTTGATGGATCAGATGTCAGGCACCAACTTACTGTTGCGTTCGGGTCATCCAGTCCAGAGACGGAAGTTCGCGACCGCGATAGCCACTGTTAGCCGGCGAATAGCGACCATCAACGTCGCTCGCCGCGTTCAGCGAGTTGATGTACACACTGTTCCGCACATCCTCAGGAAGCGACTCGAACTGAGGGCCGAAATTATTCCAGTTGTCGGCGACCACGGAACGAGGGCGCTTGTAACGATTGCTGGCACCAACCTGCTCAGGTTGGACACCCATCGCATCGGCGGCACCAGCGAAGAACGGTGTCGTCAACGCGCCTACAGCCCCTGCGTTTGAGATTTCCCGAGACCTCATCCCCCTCAACTGCTGCATACGCGAACCGAACGCATCAGCTGGGGACGGAGGACCAAACTGCTGAGACTGATCAACCGGCTCGTCTTGGTACTGAGAAGGTTGGTTCTGCGACACCGGCTGCTGACGACCACCGCGATTCAGAACTCGAGTCGGAGCGGCATTGGTCGGAGCAGCAGTCGGGGCAGACATGCCTCGACCCTGAGGTTGACTACCTTGAGGTACGTCGTAGCGGTCTTCGCGCAGGATCTCGTTAACTCCGGGGCGAGATCCGAAACGTGCGTCAACGATTTGTCGAGACACGGTTCCGAGAGCTTCGTCGTATGCCTGTTCTTCGGACATTCCCAGAGCTTTGAGACGATCCTGCTCAGCAATAATCTGTTTAGTCCGATAGCTGTTCGGCATGAATGACGACAAGCCACTCGCTTCAGACTCGAAGTCTTTATTCAGCTGGTCCATCGTGGACCCATAAGCACTGCGACGCTGGGCGTCCTGCTCCTGCTGATAGGACTGCCGCATGAGGCGCATGTTCTCACTGCCAGGGTTGTTGGCGGCGCGAAACTGCTGAAGCCCTTCCATACCGCCTGCATTGTACGCGAGTTGCTCGCCAGCACGCAGCCTGTCGTACTCAAGCGACGCCGCCTTGAGGCGGTTTGCGGAGTCAAACTTGCTTGCGCCAGCCTGAATATCAGTGCTTCGGACACCAGCCTCATAGCCGTACTTCAGGGCTTCAGCCTGAGTACCAACATTCCTTTCGGATGTGTCGAACCCACGCACTCCAAGTCGTTCTTGAGACTCGATTTGCTTAAGCTGGGCGTTAGTTAAATTATCCCGATACCTGCCCATGTTCTGAGTGTCCAGCAGACGGGTCGCGGCATCAGTCTTGCCAATCTCACCGAGAGTACCTCGATAGGTATTCAGACCGCGCATACCTTCTCGGCCAGTCTCACCCTCATACCGGCGAGTGCGGGCATCTTCCATGCCGATATCCACCTGACCACGTCGGTAGTCATTGAGGCCGGACACGTTCATTCGGCTGATCCCCAACTCCTCCATTCCCCGACGATCAAGGGCTTCACCCTCGCGGCGGCGCAGGTTGGTGTTGGACACCTGATTGAGGAAGTTGCGATACGAGTTCGCTTCAGCCTGTTGAGCGCCCTGCTGGGCGATCTTGTTGGCCATCAGCGAGTCCAGCGTTGATCCGTAAGCGTCTGCCATAAAAGTGTTTGGTCTGGTTGTTGTTCAGGGTTGATCAGTAGGGGCGGCCGTACATCGGCATGCCGTACATCATCGGGTTGGCGTAGCCGTAGGCTGGCATCGGAGTAGGAGCCTGCTGCTGGCGACCGCCTCCACCCACACCAAGACCTCCCATGAGACCACCGAGCATTCCGCCACTGCCGAGCATTCCGCCGCTGTAGAGGCTCATGCCGGTGTCGATGGCGCTGTTCACGCTGGAATCAAGGGCGCTTCCCAGCTTGGCCCACTTGTTCTGCTTCTCTTGGAAGCCAGCGAAGTTCGAGTTGTTCACGTCAGACAGACCACTCAGCTGCCCAATCTCAGCCTGACGAGCCTGCTGACGAGCTTGCAGCGGGTTGAGCTCCATCTGGGCCAGGTTCATCGGCAGCTGGTTGCGGTACTGCATCAACCCCATCTGCTGGCCGACGTTCGCGCCACGCTCTGCGCCCGCACCGGAAGCAGCTTGATTGAGTCCGCCGAAGATCTGCTGGGCAATGGGCGCACCGAACGCACCGACGTAGCCGGAACGCTGCTTGTCCATGTAGGTGCCAGAAGCCTTGCCGGCGTAACCCAACCGGGAAGCCGCCATCTTGTCGGCCTTGGACATGCCGCCACCAAGCTGACCAAGAAAACCCTGGAGCGCGCTGAGGTCGCCCTCACGAGCCCGTTCACGGTCACCCATGAAGCTGGCATTGCGAAGACCACCGAGCATCTGGTTGGTCTCGCCCTCGGTCTGCTGGTTCAGTCGGCCGACCTCGCCAATAGCAGTCCGGTTCGCGGCGGTGTAATTGCCAAGAGCGGTGTCCGCCTCCTGACGATACTTGTCCATGCCGCTAGTCGAAGAATCGATTTGGTCTTGGAGACCCTGATTCTTGTTCATCCGCTCCATCTTGGAGCCAGCGAATGCCCCGATGATTCCACCGAGATTTGAAATGCCCATAGCGTGTCCTGTTCTTTGAGTTAGTGAACCGCCGAAGCGGTGTTGTTGCTAGAAATAGTCTCCGTGCGAAGACCTCATCGAGACACTCATCTCGTTGAGGTTGCATGAACCGCCGACCACCGGATTCCTTGAAGCGTTGGCGATCATCAGGCGGAACCCAATCTGCGACCCAGTCCTGAAGAACTGATACGTCGCAAGGCGATTCGGCCTGAGATTGTTAGTGGCCATCTGGCCCTCGGTCTCCGACGACAAGCGGTCAACCTTTCGAGGGTTTGATGTCTGCCAGATCAACCGGTGCGGCTGAGATCCATACCCGATGTCAACGTGCAGGTATGCAGCATTGATGTCAGGCACGTCTGGGGCGTCGTACTCAACAGCGATCCGCGAGATCGTCTTGTTGTTCGGAGTGCCCATGTCCTGAGAGTCTGTCTGGAGCAGGGTTGTGTACCCGAAGTCAGCGTAGCTAACCACCGTGGTTGGGTGATTGGTCGTCGTCCACGGCATTCCTGACCGCTGGTTTTGATCTGTGGTGCAGTAGGTGCGGGCGTAGACATCCGGCGTGTACTCCTTCAGGCATTTGTCCTGAGAGGAGGCCATGACGAACTTGTACCCGTTGCCACACGGGGTGCAGTCGGGCTCAAGGCTGGGGTTCGCGTCTATCTTGGCGCACAGCGAGTTGGTGGGACTTGGGGGAAGCAGGTAGTCCTCGGTCGTGTTGCGAATGCAGGTCAGGTTGTTGTCCAGAACGAACGTGATCGGGAGCGGGTTACCCTCACCAGGAAGAGGCTCTGGAGGACACGCGCCAATATCAGCCAACCAGCGGCGCACGTTGGCTTGGTAGCTAGGAAGGTGGGAAACGAACGATGTGAAACCGGATTCAACCAAGCACGCCTTGCCGATATCCATCTGGAGCACCAGAGACTTGGACGGAACCGTCTCAGCATCAGGAGCCCACGAGAACCAGACCATCCGCTCGGCCTCATCGTAGCCACCAACCAGCAAATGGCACGCGCCTCGATTGACTGGGCCGAAAGCAGGGAACGACGAGATGGTGACGCCACTTAGGTAGTCAGCACTGACACCGTTGTAGATCGCGCCGCACGCACGGTACAGCCAATCGAGGATTCTTGGGCTCCGATCGAACTCCCCGATGACGTAGATAGTGTCTTCACCGCCATAGACGTGAAGCTCACCCAGATTCACAAGGCTGTTCTCGAACCGCAGCACCTGAGGGCCACGGTAAACCTCCCTGAAGTTGAAGACCTCATCTCCGCCCACCAAATCCACGTTGTAGATGGCCTTGTCGGTGTAGACGCGGAACTGCGCCCCAAGAGGAGCCATTGCAAGCACACGCTCGTCCTCACCGAGGTCGATGTAGCCAGCCAGAGACTCTGGTCCGGGCACAAAGCTCAGTGGATCGTTGAAGTCCGACCAGAAAATACGGTTCTGGTAGACCTCACCCTCACTGATGACGTTTCCAGCGAAGACAAACCCACGCCATGCGCCAACGGATCGCACCGTGGTGATGTCCAGCGCAACAAAGTCGTCCAAGAGCTCGGCCGAGTAGCCCGTGGTGGGGTCAGACGGCTTCTCCCACGACCACCAGTACGGCTGGTCCATGCCGTTGGTGAAAATCGTGATGCCGCCCATCTGGGCATGCCTCCACCGCGTCTCTGGAACACCAGCGGCCGGTATTTCACCGCCCAAACCACCGATCAGTAGACGCCAGTTGCCGTCCAGACCGGTGTTCGAGTAGAGGCGAGAGCGCGTTCCAGCTAAAAGCCGGGTGTCTCCGCTTTCGCCGCGCATGTGGGCCAGAAAAGTGATGTACTCAGGAGAGCTCATTCACAGATGATTTGGGTGTTGGTGGGCGGAAGCAGACTGCTGTCTTGAATGGTCGAGTTCCAGACCATCAGTTTGTCTGAAACACCAGTGTCGCTAAATCCAATCGCGTCATTCGGAGCGCATCCGTATGCAAACACGTTCTGGTTGGCCGCAGCATTCGTGTTCGAGTACATGCGCAAAATCTGAGTCCCTCCTGCTAGAACAGAGGTGTACTGGAGATCAACGTAACCGTCAGACTCTGTCGTCACAGCGGCTGTTGTTCGCGTGCTGACTCTCCAGATGTATCCAACCCAAGGGACATACGCATGAGTGCTTGGCGCTACGACCGAAATCGTCGGAAAGTTGGAGATGATCGGGCTGTATGCGTAAACCGTACCACCATTGTTCGAGATGGTAGCTGTTGGGGCTACGACAGTTCCTGGATTCTGAACCAGCACGTTGGCTCCAATCACAGAAATCACTGCCGTGCCAGCAATCACCGTTGGCGAAACCGTGTTGGTCAGAAGCTGATCGTGCAGATCCTCGTTTCCAGCCGGCAGAGTTGATAGAGCCAGGGGCCTCCACCCTCCAAGCCTCGTCATCATACCCTCACGATCGCTGATGGCGTTCACGACAAGGCGGAAGTACCCCTCACTGGTCTTTCCAGCAGGGGATCGCAGGTCCAGCGATACAGCATTCAGCTGAATGCCAGTCTCTCTAACGCCTCCAAGTCGCTTCATATAGTTCGAGTGGTGCGCATGATGAACCAGATAGCCATTGACGGCTGAACAACGGAAACACCTTGAGAAGGAGCGGTGGATTCACCGTCAGCAATGAGCCCAGTGGTGGCCGCATTGCCGGTGTTCGAGAAGTTGCCGTTGCCAGACAGACTTCCATCACCCTGAAGCGTGTTGTAGTGGTAGTTTCCGGCCAATGTCCACTGACGCATGATGAAGTCGAAGTCATTGTTGCCAGCGTCGATTGACCCACCTCCAGAGCGGAGTCCAATACCATGGAAATGTGGCTGAACAGGCACCTGATTCGACGCGAGAGTGACCTTCTCAGAGCCAAAAATATCTCCGTTGTTGCGTTCAGTTAGAGAAGTGCCTGCACCAGCACCAGAAATGACGCGGCCACGCAGATCAGGAGTCCCGTTGGTTCCGTCGCAGAGTCTCCAGAACGCAAGCCCAGTGTCTCCAGTCGGTTTGTTGAGCGCCTCGACAGCGGTTTTAACAGCGGCCTCCGTGTCCGACATGTAAAACGGCATGATGACATTGGGAGGAGGCAGGAACATCGACTTGAAGTCGGAGGTCGCGTTGCCTGCACTATCAAAAGCCCAGTCGAACCACAGCTTCATCTTGGATGACAGCGCCAGGAGGTTGGTGATCCGGTTGCAAAAGCTCTCTCCAAGCGTCGCTACGGTGAAACTGCTGCCTGTGATCGGCGAACTCATGGTTACTTTGGTACTCGGCGCACCTGTAGCCAGCAAGTGGTAGTCGTATACAACGAAAAAACCCACCCCCTTTCGAGGGTGGGCTGCGTCGATTATGGTTTGGTTAGGTTAGACGGGAATCTCAGCGCCCTCAGTCGGAGGGGGAGTGTTCGGGCTCAACGAAGACAGGAGCCGATCAAAACCCATGACAGCGCCCTTGGAGGCAACCAAGTTCTGTTGGGACTGATTCAGCTGCTGAGTCAAGATGTTGATGTTCTGCTCAAGCTGCTGAATGTTGCTCAGAACAAGATCCCGCTCAGTGTTGATCTTCGAGACGATATCGGTGGTGTCAGACATGCGGATTTAGGTGTACAACACCGGACTCGATGTGTCAAGCGGTCGGGAGCGGGATCAGCGTCAGGCCCAGCTTCTCGGCAATCTTCTCGTAGAGGTAGTTGTCGTCCTCACCCCAAGAGGTGTAGTCCTCACCGCTCAGGGTGATGCTGCCATTCATCAAGACCGGACCCCAGAATGCGGGGAGGACTTGACCGTCCGGCAGGGGAGGGATTTCGGTGACCTGTCGGACCTCGTACTGGGCCGTGCAAGACTGGAACAGTTGCACGTTCACGTAGGGAACCGAGATGGCGTTGGCGGTTTTGTCCAGCACGGGGGCCGGCTCAATCTGGCGGTAGTTTTGTTGCATATCAGTTTTGTTTGAGCACTTCGGGTATGAAGGCGTTTAGTGTCTCCGGTGTATCGTATGGCGAAAGATCGATCAACGTAACGTCGCGGAGAGTTTTCTTGCTGGCGGCAATCTCCGCAAGTTGAGCGGTATTACCCTCCTCTAAACTACGCATGAACTGCACGTCCAGCTTCTCAAGAAGCGGCTTCCGTAGTGCTCGGAACTGACTTCTCTTAAGTTCCTCGGCAGCCGCTCTGTCCAGTGTGATGTTGCCGACGCTGTCGATTCTCCACGCACTGAACAGGTGTGTCATCGCCTTCACCTCGCTCGAATCAGAGTCCTTGATGAACGACTGGCGTAAAGTTCCGTCTGCGAACGGCGGAATATCGCGCTGCTGACGTTGGGCAAGGAACTCGGCCTCCTGCTCTTGGGTTAGGTCTGGCGGGTAGACAGGGGTCAGCACACAGGCATTCCCGGTGTCTCCAGTGAAGACGATGACTTTCATGGGTTATCGGTCGAATACGACGTGGACGAAGCGAGCGTTGTACGTGTTGCCGTCACCGTAGCTCGCAGTGACCTCACAGTAGGTGGTGGTCTTTGGCGTGGCAACGCGAGGGATGTTCAGGAATCCGCCGTAGAGATACCCACCGTTGGACTCGTAGCCGATCGTTCCAGACACCGCGTAGTTCGCGTCGGCAAACGCGGTGCTGAAGTTGACTCGATACTGCCCGTAGTTGATGCGGGTGACGCTTGAGATGCCCAAGCTCGCGTTGATCGTGATCGCTCCAGTGGACGGGTTCTCGTTGAACGTAACCCACGCACGGGCGACACCATTGATGTACGGCCCGAGGTTGGCGAACGTGATCTCCTGCGGAGCCTGTGACACCGATGCGCTCGTGTTGCCAAGCACCGATGACGCTCCGACGTTCTGGATCTTAGCATAAGTGACAACACTGTTAGCTAGTTTAGCTGTGGTTGAAACAGCGCCATCAGCAATCGTTGAGACACTCCCAGCCGTGTCCGCATAAGCTACGCTGCAGCCAGCGTGGACAGTGTCGTTGCTGTAGTACCCATCCAGTCTCCAGTACGTCCCGGTCCAGTAATTCTGGACGCTGTACGCATCGTTTACATCTCGGCGGTAGAGACGGTACGGGCCAGGTCTAGCAGCCGATGTCCACATTCCAGTCTGGCCGGTGATGCCGCTTGCTGCAACTGAGCCAGCACTGCCTCCGATGCTTAAGCTCGCAGCCGTGCCTGTGAGGCCCGTACCAGCGCCCGAGAAACTGGTGGCAGTCAAGGCTCCAGTGAGCGTCCCACCTGTCAGAGGAAGCGTGTAGGAAGTGTAGTTGTCACTCGCGAGCAGTGTCTTCCATGAGGTCCACGAATTTCCTGACGATACGTCGTAGTTCCCGAATCGGACCTGGAGTCCAGTGCCGCCATACGTCGGGCTGTACGGGACGTATAGCTGCAATGCCCCACCGCCGGCAGAGTAGGTGTTTACGGTGACTAATGATCCGTAGTTCTGAAATCCTTGTGATGCTGAGACAAACGACGCCTGGATTCCCTGGTTGTAACCTTGAGGAAGCGTGGATGCTGACCAAACGTAGTTGGAGAGAGCAGACAGCAGCGGCGATGATGTTGCGGTTGCAGCGTTGCCTCCGATGCTCAGGCTTGCAGCAGTACCAGTAAGACCAGTTCCTGGACCGCTGAAATTTCCTCCGATGACGTTACCTGTAGTTTCGATCTTCGAGTTAGAATTCAGTGCTCCAGTAAGAGTTCCACCAGCCAGAGGCAGGGCGTAGCTGCTGTAGTTCCCGCTGTGTAGGTGAGCCCTCCATGTCGTGAACGTGCCGTTATTAGCGCCGGTTCCTCCTGAATACGTTCGAGACCAAAGAACCTCGTCGTAGTAGCTCATCGCCAACTGGAATCCATGGTCATTTCCAGTGTTGCTGTGTCTGACGTTGATTAGGTTGTACCACGTTGCAGTCGGAGAGTTGGTCGCTCCAGAATATTGATAAAACCCAGACGGGACCGAGTTGTTGAAGTTCGCGAGATCAGCGATGAGGTTCTGAGCACCGGCCCATACAGGCTTTACTGTAAACCCGTTTGTGGCAGTTGCTGCGTTTCCAGTACAGGAAGCCGATGAACCGTTGATGTTCATCGTTTGGTTGCTCAGCATTCCCGCCAGAGAAGCCATGTTGATCTCAACAGGGGCCTGAGCCACCGAGGCGCTGCTGTTGCCGAGAACCGTCGAGACCGAGACGTTCTGGATTTTTGCGTATGTGACGACCGACGCAGCGATCTTGGCGCTGGTCGAGACCGCTCCATCAGCAATCGCGTTTGCAGAGCCTGCGGTTAGGCTCGCTGCTGTGCCTGTGAGCCCAGTTCCTGGTCCTGAGAAGTTTCCACCAATGACGTTAGCGGTTGTCTCGAACTTGGAGTTTGATGTTAGAGCTCCAGTGAGAGTTCCTCCTGATAGCGGAAGCGCGTAATTAGAATAGTTGTGATCAGCAAGTAATGTCCTCCACGCAGTGTAAGTACCGCTACCGCCCACGTTCGTGGGATTTCCACTACGTGTCTTGAGTGTTCCATCAGCGTAATGTCCGTAGATCTGTGTGATCGTGTCGCTGCCGCCGTACATCACTAGAAGCTGACCGTAGTCATTCGGCCGATTCGCCTCAGTGTTGCTGATCCGGTAGACACCAGCAGTGGTCAGCGTGTTGAGATCTACACCAGGAGCGCCAAAGATCTTCATGGCGTCCGTAATGCCGTATCCAGTTACAGTGGTGGGTTTGCCAGTGACACCAGACCACGGCACCGAGGTGGCGCTGCCGTTGATGTTCATCGCCTGGTTGCTCAGCATCCCAGCCAGTGTTGCCATGGACAGTGCCGCTGGCGCTTGAGCTACTGATGCACTGCTATTGCCCAATACGCTCGCGGCAGCGACGTTCTGGATCTTCGCATAAGTCACCGCCGAGTTGGCGATCGTGACACCGAACGACAACGCTGCTGTCCCATCAAATGCGCCGCTCGTGCCCGTCACGTCTCCGGTCAGTGCGATCGTGCGGCCGGTCGCCCATCGAGCAGAGTAACCACCAACGTTCAGGCTGTTGGCCGTTCCAGTTAGGTTCGTTCCGGCACCAGAGAAGCTGGAGCCAGACACAGTTCCAGTGGCACTGACATTTCCTGGAAGCGTCAGGTTTCCAAACAGCGTAATGTTCCTGTTTCCGTCCCAGTCAAACACGCGATTGAACGAGGAGTACCCGCCCATGATTCCGATGTGACCGATCGAAATCGCGTTGTTCGGATACCCAGACGGGCCGTTGTTCCCGTTCAACTCAAACACCATACGCACGTCGCGAGTATCCCACCAACCACTGACGTTTACGTGCGATGTGAACGTGTATCCAGGCCAAGAGGAAATGCCGTTGACTCGGTATGCCTCAGATGAAAAGACGCCACTCAGGTCGCTCTTGTAGAACACGAAGTTCATCGAGTGACCGTTGGTTGAATGGCACAGCGTGAAGTGGGAGAAGAAGTGATACCCGAAGTTGACCCACGTCATGCGAACCTTGGTCCAAGCTCCGATGTTGGACCCGACGTTCATGTTGAACCCAGCCCACTTGCCGAACACTTTGCCGTCAAACACGTCATTGCTGATCGTGGTTGCGACCCAGTTCACGTTGTCCGTGGTGTACTCGACAGTAGTTGGCGGCCTGAACGCTATGAGGTTTTGGACCGAGTCTGTGCCCCACAGGCGTTGCATATTTCCAGACCCGTTGATGTCGCCCTGTGTGAACCCGTTCGGGTCCACCTGATACATCGCATCGGTGATTCCGTAACCGGACAGTGTCGTCGGCTTTCCGGTCACGCCTGACCATGGAACTGCACCAGCAGTGAGGCTCGCCGCAGTTCCTGTCAGCCCAGTTCCGGGGCCTGAAAAGTTGGTTCCAGTAACCGTTCCCGTGAACGTAGAATAGGCTCCGTAGTTACCAGCATGGAGCACAAGACTTCCGCCAAAGTATCCACCCGCATAAAGCTGACCTGAAACGTATAGGTTGTTTCCGCCGCCGCTGTCACCAATCTGAACGTGTCCATTTGCGTTCTGATAGTTTAGCCAGAGATGGTCTGCGTTGTTGTTCGCAGCACTCTTGCCCCAGATGTGTCGCACCTGAATCCGCCCATCTCCACCGCTTCCAACGGTAAGCAGAGCTTGAGCGTCATTCCACGCTCCAGTGCTGTTGATTGATAGCTTTCCTGTAAGCGTACCTCCTCCGATAGGGAGGGCATCAGTGATCCCGTACCCACCGAGCGTAGTCGGGTTTGTTCCCGCAGTGACGCGGCCCTTGGCGTCAACGGTTACCGAACGATACGTGCCAGCCGTCACGCCGCTGTTTGCCAGTGTAAGAGCAACAGAACCAGCAGGAGACGTAACGTCTCCGCCGGTATATGCCGGCATTCGCGCTGCAAGGATTGTACCCGCATTCAGGTTTCCAGCGTCTTGGTAGTACGCACCATGCTGACCGTCCAAAAGGTCGGAGTTCAGATTCGCAACAGCAGTCGTGCTGGCCACTACCAAGGGAGCCGTTCCGGTGGCGACCGTGGATGTCAGCACTCCAGTCAGAGCCAACGCCGCAAATTTACCTGCCGGCACAACTTCAGTGAACGAGGTGTTCGTGAACCCGGTATTCGCGATCCACCCCGACGAGTACGTCATCGCCGATCCAGACACCGTGCTCGGTGTGGCGGTGGCGAGACGTGCGATGGTTACCCAACGGCTGGTGCCCGAGTCCTGAAGGAACCGAGCACGCATCCAGACCATGACGAAGTCGGTAGTGTTTCCGCAAACGAGACCAACGACGTACTTGGCGTCTTGTCCGTTGGCGTCAGGAACCGCTGTGTCGTTCAGGATCTTAAGAGACACCTTACCAACTCCGCCATGCTCATCGTGTCGAGTGACGTACAAAGCGCCTCGCGAAGATATGCGCCAAGTGGTCCGCTGAGCCTCACCGTTGTAGTTACCTCCACCAAGAGTGACGGCCTCGATCTCAAGTGTGGTCGTAGAGCCAAGATGGCTGAACGCCTGAAGGCGTCGGCTCAACTGGTAATAGGACTCTACGTTGGAGTTGTGAACAATGGCGCAAGCATCTACCGCAAGCGCCTCTCCAGTCTGAATGAACGTGCCGCTGAAGTTAGCGGATGTTCCGATCAGACCTCCAGTGAGCGTGCCTCCGCTCAGTGGTAGAGCGTCAGTGATTCCATAACCAGAAAGCGTCGTTGGCTTCCCAGTGACTCCTGTCCAGGCAACTGAACCTGCGCTTCCACCGACGCTCAGGTTAGGTGCGCTGGTGCTCGCAGCGGTGAGAACCGCACTTCCATTCTGCTGTAATCCAACCGGGAAATTTGCCGTACCCGCGGTGTCGATCGTGATAGCATTTACACCAGTGTTGGCCGTGGTGCCGCCGACATCGATCTTTAGACCACCGTTTGCAGAGCGCAGGAGTCCGAACTGAAAGTCCGACTCGGGAGGAGCCAAAAACAGTAGTCGGTCGCTTGCGTTGCTTTGGATCTGGAGTGCAGGACGCCACTGACCAGTGTACTGACCAAAGTTTAATGCCGACTGACCACTCCGCTTGATAATGACCGAGCTAACAAGAGCGGTAGACCCTGATGTGTCGATTGAAATCGTTCCGGTAAGTGCACCACCAGTCAACGGAAGTTTAGTCGCGTCTGGGTAGGACGTGTAATTTCCTGCATGAATGACAGTGTTTCCGTTGACCGTCGGGGTTCCGGTGAATCGAGGGGAAGGCAGGAACCCGAGCAACGCCCCAACACTCGGCTCATTTCCATCAACCTCCTCGAAACGCGGACCCCAGAAGTCTAGTAGCGCCGCAGGATCGGTTGAGTAGTAGAGATAAACACGATGCGTCTGAGCCTGTGCTCCAGCCGCCATCTTAAAGTCAGTGTAGTTGAGGACTTTCTGCCCTGTCTCACCGTCATACAAACCGCCGTAGCTCGTCGTGGACCCATCGTTGTTGGCGTGGACGTAACCGACAGAAAGATACCACTTCGACTGAGTGAAGGTGTTAATTGTGAAGTTGCCGAAATACGGGTTGGTGTTCGCCGTATTGTCCAAGTTCAAAGTCGAACCAGATGAACACCCATGATAGAACTGCCCATTGGTCGATGCGCTGCTGCGCCTGACCCACACAATCGATCGGTACGACTTGTTTGCGGTGAGTCCGTTGATGTCCTTGTTCCAGCCACCATCAGCGTCAGATGTTGCGTCGTTGTTTGTAGTCGCCCAAATAAGTCCTGGAGACGCATACGGCGTGTCCTTGTAGGAGCGCGTGTTTTCGGCTGCAGTGTTTCCGTTGGCCGCAAAGTTGGTTCCGTAATACCCGACGCCATCCCCTGTTCCAGCCGTCCATCCATCAGCGGCGGCATAGTTGATGTCAGCACCAGGAGCTAGAATGCCCTGACCAGCATTCAGCAATCCAGTCAGCGTGCCGCCAGTGATCGGCAATGCATCAGTGATGCCATAACCAGCCAGTGTGGTAGGATTGGTGCCAGCAGTGACGCGGCCCTTGGCGTCGGTTGTGACTGATCGATACGTGCCTGCAGTACCAACGCTTGCAAGAGTCAGGTTGATTGCAGTTTTTCCAGATCCACTCGCGTCGCCACTGATCGTGATGCTCTGGTTCTCGGTGATGACGGAAGCCCCGCTCACCTTGAATCCGCCCTTCATGTCGATCGTGCCGCTGCGGAAGTCGATGACGCCGACCACCTGGGACGGATATGTTCCTCCAGGGGCCAGGTTCTCGAGCGCCATGCCGTTCCACCCGCCTAGCTTGAAGTTGTAGAGGGCGTAAGTGGCCGCATCCCCAGTGCCGTTGTAAAACCCGTTGGTCCCTGTCGAGTGCAACGTCAACGCTCCAGTCATCTGACCACCAGACAGCGGCAGATAGCTGGCCAGAGAAGAAGCGGCGGCGTAATACGTACTAAGCTGGCCTCCGAGCAACTGGGCGTTAAGGTTGTTGACCTGAGTTGTGCTGGTGACAACGAACGGAGCGGTGCCAGTTGCGACCGTGCTGGTGATCTGTCCGCTGAAAGATCCGGTCGTTCCAGATAGCCCACCCGTCAGTGTTCCACCGGCCAACGGTAGGTATCTACCATCGAGACTGACAGTCAGGTTGCCAGTAGTCCTAGTGAGCGTCAGTGTGCCTGCAGAGAACCCAACTGCCGTAGTGTCGCGGCCCTCGAAATAGGATCCGTGTTGACCGTCAAGAAGGTCGGAGTTGAGGTTTGTGACTGCAGTCGTGGACGTAATAACCAGAGGCGCAGTGCCGGTCGCTACGGTGCTGGTGATCGGATTTGCAATCGTTATTCCAGCGGCAAACGAGACGTTCCTGCTGTAGTCAACCGTGAACGGGTGAACAGTCGCGTATCGAGGCCCTAGAGCCATTACACGGATGATTGTTAGACCGCCCGCTGTAATCACCTGCGTGGCTGCTACAGTGATCCGAAACCATCTCGCCTGACCTGTGTCGGCTTGAGAGAAGTACGCCAATCCCGGTCCGTTTGGAACACTCTGGACGCCATCAGAGGTCCAGTTGACGTTGTCGGTGCTTCGCTCAACCTCTAGTGAAAATGCCCAGTCAGATTGGTTCCACCCGCGCTGTACAAATATCAGGTTAGCTCTCTGCCAATCACCACCAACGTCGATCGTGAAACGCTTCCTTGTCGTCCCTGCAGCGTACTCTGCTTGAGTGATCACTGTTGTGCCGCCACCGTCAGGAGTCAGCGTGTTGGTCCATGCCGTTGAATTGTCGGTGACCCACGCGGAACCATTCCATGACTGGCGATTTAGAACGGTCTTGTATCTGAATGCGTCGTTCGATCCATGCGCTTGAGCAAGTGCGTATGCCAGTTCAAACAGAGTCCTAGGGCCAGAGTACTCACTATTGCTTGTCTCGTACCCCTTGCTCGACGCCCAAGCATATTGAGGGGCTGAAACCGCCCCTGAAAACGACGCCGTGGTCCCGCTCAATCCACCTGTCAACGTGCCGCCTGTAAGCGGGAGAGCATCGGTGATTCCGTAACCGCTAAGCGTTGTCGGCTTACCAGTGACTCCAGTCCACGGCACAGCGCCAGCGGTAAGTGATGCTGCAGTGCCGGTGAGTCCAGTACCTGCTCCACTGAAGCTCGATCCAGTGACTACTCCAGTTGTCTCGATCTTTGAGTTTGAAAACAGCTGGCCGGTAAGCGTTCCGCCACTCAGAGGCAGTGCATAGGTGGAGTAGTTGACGCTATTGAGCACCAGTTTCCACGGGTTATACGACGTTAGACCAGTGCCGCTTCCTCGAATCCAAAGATTGTCGTTGTCTGTAAACGCAAGCTGACGTGTGCCACCACCCGAAGAGTCTGCCCACTGTTGAAACGTCAGGACGCCGTGATAGGTTCCACCATCGCTGAGACCATCTGTGGAGTTGTTTAGGAAGTCTGCTCGAACCTGCCGATACCCAGTCTGAGGACCAGTTACACTGCTTCGCGTGTCATTGACAAAAACGAACGCAGAAGAGCCGGTGATGTCGATATTGTAAGACCCTGAAAGCCGAGCCAATGGCACGGTTCCAGCGTTCAGGTTTCCAGCGTTTTGGTAGTACGACCCATGCTGTCCGTCCAGAAGATCCGCATTGAGGTTGGTGACAGCGGTTGTGCTCGTAATGACCAGCGGCGCAGTTCCCGTAGCAACCGTGCTGGTGATCTGACCACTGAACGAGGCGGTCGATCCAGACAGCTTACCAACCACAACTGTGCCGGTGCCATTCGGAGTGATCTCGATGTTGCCGTTCGCGCCGTCGTAGATCCTGATCGACCCCTCGACAGCTGACCCCTCATTCGTCCTGAGGATCAGGTCGCCAGTTCCGCGAGTCGCGAGGGTGGCGTTTGTGTTGTTGGGGCCAAGACGGATGTCCGTCGAGTTGATGTGAACGTGGCCGGTTCCATCTGGTGTGATTGTGATCGGGCCGTTCGATCCGAGGAGGCTGGTTAGCTCGCTCGCCCTGAGCGTTGTGAAGATGCCAACCGTTCCAGTCAGCGTGCCTGTCAGCGTACCACCCGTGAGCGGTAGGTAGCCGCCAAGCGACGCTGCCGTCGCGTAGTACGCGCCATGCTGCCCATCGAGCAGGTCGGCATTGAAATTGGTGACTAGCGCAGTCTGATTGACCGTCAGCGGGGGAACAGCCGCTGCGGTGGTGATCTGCAGTTGGCTCTCGTACTTCATTATGGAGATGGATTAGTAGGAAGCGATGATGGTCCAGCGATACACTGCTCCGCTTGCAGGAGCGACGGCAAAAGTGAAGCGAACGGTATTTACGTCAATGATGGTTGTGTCCACATAAACGACGTTGTCGTTTGCGTCGGTCAGCGAAATGACAACCAGCTTGGTGCCCCTGTTGTGAATAGCATCGAACACATTTCCGGTGTTATTTCCGGTAAAAGTTCCACTGAAAGCGGTTGGAAGCGCACAGTTAAAATTTGGAAGCGTGTATGTGCGCAGCGTCGTTCCACCAGTGGTGAACTGAACGTATGCGGTTCCAGTGCCGCCGTTAGATCCTTGAAGGACACCTGTGACAGCATTTCCGTTTGCAATGTTGATTGCTCCGAACGCCAGGGCGTTGCCGGCATCATTAACACGCAGAACCTGATATGCTGTGCCGGTGATCGCGCCACCGTTTGCGGCCGCTGATCCAGAGTTACCGAACACCGACAGGCCGGTAATCTGCTGGAACTTCGCGTAGGTGACTGCGTTTGCGGCGATAGTGATTGCGCCGGCCGCAGCAAGAGTCGCGTCACCAGACATTCCAACGAACGTCGGAACTCCGCTTGCGTTTCCAACGAGCAGCTGGCCAGAGGATGGTGCAGCTGTCTGGCCCATTGCGGAAGCGCCACCATAAAACACCCCGTTTGTGGTCCACGAGGAAAGACCAGTACCACCGTTTGCGAGAGGCAGAATACCGGTGACGTGAGTCGTTAGCCCGACTTTGTTCCAGCTAGGAGCTACACCTACTCCACCAGAGATCAGCACATTCCCAACAGCCACATCGGCGAGCCTCGAAAGCGCGTTGGCTGCGCTTGCGTAGAGGATGTCACCAATGGTGTATGACGACTGCCCGGTGCCGCCGTTAGCAGCAGCGAGGGTTCCAACGATAGCAGCAGTTGCGCTGACATCGATAGCGCCAAACGCAGGAGCACCACCTCCAGCGGGAACACGGAGTATTTGATGTGCAGTTCCAGCAGCCGTGAACCCAATCGTCGTCGCTCCAGTGGCATACGGGATTGAGTTGGTGGTGTAGTCTGTGTTCTGAGCGAAGTTGAAAACAGAACCGTTCTGAACAATGCCGCGACCAGCCGTGTACGAACCAGCACCAGAGAACTGGGTCCAAGTGAGCAGGGTTGTATCGAGCGCGACCGGGGCGTCGGCGGTCATTACCCAGCCGGTGTCTTTGTTGGTCGTTCCCTCCTCAATGAACGTGAACGAACCTGGCGTCGCTTTGGCGCTCGTGTTGAAATCGACAGCGCGAGTAAGCACCCACGCAACGCTATATGTGCCGGCGTTGGTAACGGTGTAGATACCGTTTTCCGAAGCGCCACCGCCAGTGGTCTCGTTCTTTACCAACACTCGCTCGCCAACAGCAAGCGTGACACCGTCGATGATTAAGGGAGCCGCAGGCCCGGTCATCGTCTTGTTGATGCCGTTGTAGGTTCCGCCTAGGTCTGCAGTTGTGGCGACTCGACACGACCCTTTAGGGTCCAACCCCTGAGCGGTCTGATCGACGTACAGCTTAGTTGCCGCATCTTGATCGTCAGTCGGATTAGCGAGCCCGGTAATGCGCTGCCCACCAAACGCTACAGAAGACGTGGGTGCGCCAAGCTCAGACAACAGGAGCGTGCTCTTGGCGACAGCAGCGCCAACACCGCTGCCATTGCCAACAATGATCTGGTTGTTCGCCAGAGTAATTTCACCGGGAACAACCGACAGCGCCGTGACGCTTAGATTGATTGCCGCAGTGCCATCGAATGAGACGCCAGCAGCAGTGGCCTTACCGGTGATTCCGATGGCCCTTCCGTTTGTCAGCTTATTGGCCTGAGTCGCCGTGCCATCAAACAATGTCGCTGTAATGGTTCCAGCAGAGAACCCCCCTGCACCATCTCGAAGAACGGCGGTATTGCCGTTTGCAAGCGTGTCGAACGGGAAAATGGCTCGCCAGTTAATGCCGTCGCTCCAGTTGAGACGGTTGCTCGCCGTGTCCATCCACAGCGATCCTTTTCCAGTGTTCGCATTGTATGGGGCACTAGGGCTGTTGTGGATCTTGAGATTGACAATCTCAAGGTTCGACATGTCGATGATGGATAGAAACTTGGGCATGTTAACTCCTAATTTAGGTATGCTGTACCGGACAACTCAGCGAAAAAAGAGACCGTGAGTGAGTTCTGGTTGATGTAATTCACATCGCCATAGAAGACGTTCTTTGACTGATCAACGATTGTGACAGACGGATACCACCCGAGGTTATGGTTGATCGTCCATGTAGATGCCGAAACGCCTTGATTGTGAACGTATCGGGCGCTTTGGATTATCAGCTTAACATCGTCGGCTGTGAGCGATTCGCCAACACTTGTGTCGATGGCGTCTATCTGACTCTGCAGATTGGTCGTGTTCGACACGATCAACTGGTTGAGTGAATCAATCTGAGAATTGATGCTGGCAACCGCTGACTGAATCGCGCTGGAAATCTGATCGGAAACGTCAGCGGCCTGAGTCTCCGTAACGACTGACGTTTGCGAAGTCGGGACGGGGAACTGCGCCTGAAGACTGATGCGCCACCGGTTTATGGACTCCGAGAACTCCCTGACCGTTGCGTCGTTCAGCTTCTGCGGAAGCTGCGGAAATTCTGGGATGACAACGTCAGCGGTCCCCAAGCCGGTATTGGCACCGTTCCCCCTTCCGGGGGTCGATGCCAACCTCTTGATCAGGGTTGCCTTGGCGTTGGATGCCATGGATCAAACACTACTGAGAATGTCCAGTGCGACAACACGTAGTCGTTCCATGAACTTGGCTTTGGTGAACTTGATCGACATCTCGTAAGACCTGACCGCTTTATCGCGCACGAGATCTCGATTTTTGTACGCATCGCGCAACGCCCAGATGACGCCGTCTTTGGTTGGCTTGGCACCCTGACCAACCCCCAAGTACGGGATGTCGCTTGGCGCTTGGACCATTGTGTACGGAAGATGCCACGATGTCTCAGGCGTGGTGAAGTCTGCTGGTCCGCCCCATGGAACAATAATCGACGGGCGACCAGCCGCCATAAGTTCGCATGCTGGAAAGTTCCACCCCTCCAGACCGGACAGGAATACACCGCAGTGATGAGCGGCAAGCATCTCCTCATACTTGGGCCTAGTGAAGTCCTCGCGGATTACGGTAATACGCTGATCTGACGGCTCTCTGCGTGGGCAATGCGGGCTGCTCTTAACCGTCAGTCTCACATCCCTCTCCGTCGGAAACGCCAATCCGAACCACTCAATGAGTTCATCAATCCCTTTCCGAGATCGGACAGAGTTGTCCCTTCCGATGCAAATGAACTTGAACACGTCGTCAGACGGCATTGGAGACCACGCGGCTTCACCCCAAAGCGGAACATTGTGAATCAATCCACGGTAGCCACTGGACCTGAAAACACGCACGTTCATCTTGCACGGCACGATGATCGCCTTGGCAGTCATAAACCCCATGCAAGTTGGCGGAAGCTGTGTTGGCTCCCACATCGTGAAACGGATTGGAGAGACCGCGACATTGCTCGGGTCTGACAGCACGAAGTCAGGATAATCAGTCGGTGAGACGTGAACCATGTTGAGAGCCTGCATACAGGCTTCAGCAAGGCGTCCGTAACCGCTGGCTGGATCTGCTGTTAGTGTAAAAAATCTCAGCGGTCTACCGGACAGACGGGCATGAGATGCGAGCGGAGGACGAACATTGACTGTCAGCATACATCGGGAGGCATCACCTTGGGACTACGCACTGCCTGCTGGGCTTTACGGCAATCGTAGACCAACTGTGAAATCGCGCTCGTGTACAGCGAGTTGGCTGTCTGGTAGTCGCTCATGTCCTTGGTCTCACGGCGAGCCACCTGAGCGTCCAAGTAGACCTCGACAGCGTTCATCACATCACGGCTCTCGAACGTCACAGGAATCACCGTAGCATCGATGAACGTGCGCTGAATGCCGTTCCACTCAACAACGATCTGTTCAGTGCTCTCAATCGACGGGAACACGTAGACGGTGCCGCGATTGATGGACCAATAGAGCGCGTCGGGTCCAGTCCGATACCCCTTGTCAGTGCTCGCGCTTCCGGGTGCATACACCGGAGCACCAACCGCGTCGTTGGGAGCACGCGGCGTCATCCCGTAAGCATCACCAGCAAGACAGCAGCGGTAGCTGTGAATCATGTCGAGCATGCGCTCGTGGTCCACAAACATAGCCTCAACAGGATCGCATCCACCGTCGAGCGCCGACGTGTAGACCCGCTCGATGTTGCCATCCACAGTGTCAAACGTGCTGGCACCGCAATGGAACAGCGTGGAGGACTGACCAACGTAATCAGCGTGATTGGTCCGCAGGCACGGGATTTTGGTCTGGATGTCGATGAGCGCATCCTTCACGGCCAGCTTGTGAACGTGGACAAGGTTTTCAGCCTCGCCCTCAGGAAAGACGGCGGCGCTGATCTGAGCGTAATACTGGGAAAAGTTCATCGTGCGAGTCTTCCGCGTTGCGCCTCGAGATCGGCGATCTGGGCGTTCAGCATGCTGATGGTCTGGTTGTCCGTCGAGAGAATGGCGCGCTCACGAACACTCCTGATCTGTCCAGCGAGTGCGGAGTCGAACGTCTGGTAGAGAGCGTTGACCGCCAGACTGGAGTTGCGTGCTCTGTTGATGGCGAAAATCACGGCAAGTATTCCGGCTGCAAGCAGGATGAGGTTCACACCAAGCGGGATCGAGACTGACTTGGAGGTGGACTCAGTGGTCTTTTCCTTGTCGGTGGCATCCACGTTTGATGAGTAGTGGATCTCCTCCCTGTACGGTTGCTGTTCCTGTGGTTGAGCTTTGGGTGCCACCTCTTTCTGGACAACTGGAACTGTCACCATCGTAACCTGAGGAGGCGCAGAAACCTGCTCTGGCTCTTTGGGTATCGTCACACTCACTTTGTTTCCAAGACCTCCAACGTGAAACTCCGTAGCCGTTTTAGGATCAGACTTCTGCCCAGTAACGATCTTGGAGAACTGCTCAGAGCCCTTGAGGGTAGAAGCAGCAGCTTCCGATGTGGACGACGTTCGCTTGGCAGTGCTTGGCACCAATGCCCCGCAACCAGCGATGAACAGAAGCAGTGTGATTAAAAACGGTTTCATCAGTCGTCTATTGATACCCCAAGCTGGGTAGCTTTGGCTCGTAGTATCTTTAGCTCAGCTTCCACCTTCTTGATATTCACTCGACTCAATCGAATGGCATAGAAGCTCGCACACATTGTGGCAACCGCTGCAGCCATCTGAACCCAGCTTGGCAGGCTCAAGATGTGCGAAACCGCCATGGCGACCATCCCACCGATAGACATGGCACCAGACTTGGCTGCAACGAGTTGGTTGGCTTGGATGTCGCTCATGGGACGGAATCTGTTTTAGCGTTTGAGTTTTCCGACGGTCGGTCTCGAAACCTTGATTTCGTCAGTAGTAGCGGCTGGGGCTTGTTCTGACTGCTTGGGCTTCTCAGGTGCGGGAGCCGCGACCACAGCAGGATCGCCTGACTGGAGTTGTGCCTGAGCTTGAACCACCGCCAGAGTCAGACCCTGTCTGGTTAACGACGGCAGCAGCGATTGCGAGGCGTTCTTTTTTTTTAACTCCTCGTCGTGGACCTCTTGCGTCATCTCCCAGATTCCGCCGCGCTTTTCGCGGATTCGGAGCTCGAGTTCAGCGACGAAGACCGCGTCCTCTGTGGCCAGCAGGCCGATGCCAGCAGCACCCTCAATGAACGGGATGGTGCGCCCGTCGTTTGATTGGATGGTGTTGTAAACGAGAGATTTTCCAAAGTACCGCATGGCGAGATTTTGATCAGGGGGTTCTTGGCCGCAACCGAAAGTCATCCAACAAAAAGGGCGGGTGAGCCGTTAGACCCACCCGCCCTGTGCATTCACGGATTAGACGTAGTACGAACCGTTGTTGGTGCTGTTGCCGATAGGCGCAGCAGGTCCGAGGTTCTCCAGCACGAAGCTGGTAGTCTCGGCTTCCAGAACCGCCGTGTAGGTGGTGCTGGTCAGCTTGGTGGTGCGGCTCGGCACCTTCATCACGCAGCTGTACGAGTCATCCACAGCGGCAAGCTGCTTCAGGTCGCCAGTCTTGTTGGTGACGGAGTTGGAATCGATGATGCCCTGATAGACATTCTGCCAATCGATCGCCCACATCATGCGGCCAGCGGTCTCGAACCCAGCAGCCTTGTGGGCGGCGAGCATGTCGTCGAACATGCGGTGGGTGACGATGCGGAGCTCGACCTGCGGGTAGTCGAGGGTGAAGCGGTAGAAGCGGAATCCAAACGGACCCTGCTCGCCACCCTGATTCAACTGCATGGTCAAGCGGAACACATCGGAGCCGTACTTGGCCTTGAAGTAGTTCACCATGCCGATGATGAACTGGTTGGCGTAGAACGAGTCGGTGAAGAGCTCGATGATGTCGGCCTTGGTGCCAGCCGCTTCGCGCTCCCGCTGGAGGCGGTAGAGCGTGTTGAACAACTTGTTCAGGTCGAGGGTGTCGGCCTCCATGTCGTACACACGGCCGCACTCGCCCAGCTGCTCGTAGATGCCGGTAGCGTTGGCCTTGCGACCAATGCAGCGACCGTCAACGGCGAGGTTCAATGAGCCGGTGGGAACATTGATGGCCGGGAGGTTGTTGTAGTTCGCGAGCGTCTGGTTCGCGTTCAGCGGCTTGTTGAAGAAGAAGCTGTTCGCGTGGCGGCGTTGGAAATCCTCAATGATCTGGCGGTTGAGCTCAACGGTCTCAACGTCACCAAACTGCTTGAAGAACGGGTTGGAATCCCGAAGCGCCGACAGGTACTTCTGGGTGAGCTCGTCTTCACAGATCGAGTACCGGGTGGTCTCGATCCAGAACGGCAGCAGCTGGTTGTTGTTGATGCCGGGGATCTCAGCGCAGTGGCTCTCGTAGTCAGAGACGTTGGGAGTGCCACGCACAACAAGACCGAGGAGGGCGTCAGCAGCAAGGCTGGCCGGGATCTTGGCCTTGGCCTTGATAGCATCAGCGTTACTGGCAGCAGCGAACACAGAGCCAGCGTTCTGCGGGGTGACGGTGATGCGAACGAACGCGCCGTTACCATCGGAACCGGAGCTCACATACGCCTTCACGACGAACGCGAGGCGGTACGTGGTGTCGCCGACAGCAGGGTCGCCAGCGCCAGCGTTCTTACCGGACACGAAGATCCGAAGACCATTCGGGAACCAGCGAGAGTCGGCGGGGATGGAGCTCTGCGAGTAGATCTTGAGGTCCAGATCGTTGGTCTGGGACGGGGTGGCACCGGTAGCGGCGACCACACGAGCGGTCCAGTACTCACTGTTGACCTGACGCTTACGGCCCATCTTGATGAAGGGCGAGAGCTCCCAGACACCACCAGCCACCTGCTGCACGCTGAGGCGCTTGCCGCCCATCACGCGCTTGTTGGCTTGGAGAAAGTCATAGAGACCGTTCTGGCGGACGCCGACAGCCTTTCCCACGAAATCAGCGGCAATCAGGTTGCCGAGAATGCGGTAGTTGGTGTCGTTCGATCCGTAGATCGAGGCGAGATCACCGGACGTGACGACCTTGGCGTCGCACGCGGTCACAGCGCCACAGGACTCAATGTTAGTCCCGATGGCCGGAAGACACCTGCTGAACAGGTTGTCGGTAGGGGTTGCAATAGGCATATTCAGTTATTCCTTTCGATGCTCATCTTTTCACTGAACGGACCAGTTTGTGAATAGGTCCGCTCATTTTCTGTTTTACAATCTGTGCTGCTCTAATTTGCGCAGAACACCATCACAGTCCGATGCTCTGCCAAAACGCTTTAGGGAGTCCGTTGACATTTCCGTTGTCATCATTGCCAGCATCAGGCTGTGCCACCTGAGCTCTGACACTTGGAGCACTGGCCTCTCTGGCTGGTTTCTGCTCCGTCTTTTGTGATGGTTTACTCTCCGTTTTCGTGTAGCCCATGCGTTTCGCGAACGCTTCGGCCTTATTTTCCAGGTCTGACTTGATGCGTCCGGCCTCGTATTGAGCGGTCTTGATAATCAGCTGAGGGACCAACTCCTCATCTCGCACCGTGTAATACTTGGCCCGCTGAGAGGCAGGCATGTTTGCGTAGTCACGCATGGTGGAAAACTTGCGACCATCCTCCGCCACGGGGCGCTCCTCGCGTGGAACTGACGACAAGACCTTCTCAACGTGCATCGCGGTGTTGACCAACCGCTGCACCTCGGGCGACTTGCTGTTGTAGCTGTTAGGGTTGTTTATGACGCGCACAGCGGCATCGAGGGCCGGTAAGCTCCACTGCTCGACAGCAGCCACCGCCTCCATGGCAATCGGGTCGTTCTTGATCTCCTCAACGACCTTGGCCTTGTCGGTAGCGAACGTCTCGACGAGGTCTGGCCGCAGTGCCTCCAGCAAGCTCTTGGAAGCCATCTGGTCCACCTGCTGGCGCAACGGGGCAAGCTGAGCCTCGGTACGTGAACGACGCACCTCCTCGATGTCCTGTCCGTACTTCTTGGCAAACCGTTCCTCAGCCTCTTGGATCGCCTGCTCCTTGATGATGGAACGCTCGGCGTTTTTCAGATGGCGCTCGTCTACCTCGACGGCGTTTTGGTCAACGAAGTCAGAGTGCTCTTCATCGTCCCAGTCGAAGTCCACGCCGGGGTTTGCCTTGCGCCACTTCTTCTCGTAGTCCCGTTCCTTCTGAGAGCTCTCAAGGAACTCCTTGGCAAGATCGCGCCCCTTGTAGTCATTGGGGTGCAGTTTCTGGACCTCACGAAGACGTTCCACTTCGTCGCGAAACTCTTCTGGAATATCGATCTGCTCTTCACGGCGTGCAGCCTCCTGCTTTCGAGCGTACTCAGACTCGAGTCGGCGCTCCTCCATTTGGCGCAGCGTCTCAGCGGTAGCCTCAGCGGCGGCCTTGCTGGCCATCTCCGTGATCTTTTCAGCAGAGATGCGGCGACGCGGCTTGGGATCTTCAGGCTCCTCGTCGTCAGTGTCGGCGGGAGTCTTCTCGACAGGCTTCTGCTCGACCTTGGGCTCAGGCTTCTTTTCAGCCTTCTTTGCCGGCTTCTTCTCCTCGGGCTTCTTAACCGGTTGCTCTTGGGTGTTGGTTTCCTCCGTGTTCTGTTGAGCCTCTTCGGTTGCGGCTTGGTTCTCCTCGCCCAGCAGCTTGTCCAGCAGCATCATGCTCGCCTCTTTGGCGGCTTCATTCATGGCTGCGGTTTCGGCCGGAGACTTTTCGGCCGGCGTGCTGCGAGCAGCATTCATCTGCCCGAGCCCTGTCTGATCTGCGTCTTGAGACTGCTGTTGTTCAGTTGTCATGCTTGTCCGTGATATGCACTTCTGCGGTTTTGAATTGGTATCCCTCTGAGGACACAGTTGCGAGAATGTCTAAACACGTCTGAAGACGCGCTGCTTGGTTGAGAGCTTGAGATGCGCGAGTGTCCAATCCCGCCTGGGCGCGGATGGCGTCTGCGTTTCTTGTGATGACGTTCGATGCAGTTGCCTGCAGAACAGCTACCTCAGCCAACAGGGACTGCCTGAGGAGGTAGTACTCCGGGGACAGGAGCCATCTCTGGAGACTGCCCTGCTGGGTACTCTCCAGCGACCGGACTTGGACTTCCAACATTGGGATCTTGCTGTGCCGACTGGATTATCTGAAACAACCTGACCAGCGCCTGACTCTGTTGATCTTGCTGCTGGGCAAGCTGTTGAATTGCCTGTGTGGTCTGTTGCGACTGAACCTGCATTGGCTCCACCAGATTGGTCCGTAAACCCTCGCTGAGTTCCATCAGCTTCCCGTCTACAATCTGGCTGGCCATCTGGGCCAACTGCTCTTGGATCTGCTGTTGCTGTGCAGCCTGTTGCTGCTGCTGTTCCGCCTGTTGTTGCTGAGCCTCCTCGGGCGATGGTTGCTGCTGTTGAGGCTGAACACGCAGGCGGAAATCTTTGGGTGCTCCACTGTAGACAAGCACCTGATTGAAGAGGTCTACAAGCTGGTCGAGCCCAGCAGCTTGAGCGAGCACCGGGTTTGCGAAGATTGACTGGAACGTCTGAATCATGGTCCCCGCCAACTTGGAGTCCACGATACGGTCAGCCCCCTCGCGATCGCTCGAGAAGCCATCCACACGGAGGGCGTCTTTGCTTCCACGAATACCGGCAGTAGTGCCCCGACCTTCTGGCTCGTCCACTTCAAAGCCCATCTTGTCGAGGGCCTGCTTCTTCACGTCATCAACCTCGGCAACGTCAGCCAGCACCTCGTCATCGGAGTAGGCCAAGAAGGCTTCATAGAGGAGCTTCTTGCGAGCCTTGATGGCAGCGTCGATGAAACTGCCAGTGAGCTCCAGACGGTTGCTGGTGTTGCTGGCGATGATCTGCACCTCCTGCGCCGTCTGCTCGTGAGCGGCAGGGAGACCAACCTCCTGCGGCGAGAAGCCAAGAACCCGCTCCATCATGGAGAGAAGCTGGTTCACACCACTGGCGATCTCACCGGAAGACCCCTGCGGCAACTGGACCGGCGTGAAGGCATCACGCTCAGACTGCTGCTGCCAGCTGAGTTCGCGCTTGGAGTACGGAACGAAAGTGACACCACGGTACTTCTTCTCACCGAGGTTGTTGATGATGTCGATGTACTTCTGATCAACGACATCAGCGTTCCAGAAAACGACACGTTCCAAGTTCTGCTTCACCGTCAGAATGTACTGGGTGAGCATGTTGGACAGGTGGTCCTGGAACGGGAGAATCTCCAGCGCGAGCGAGGAATTGCGGGCGTTGCCCATGTCCGCGTCATAGAGGTAGGCCACCAGCGGGTTGTAGGCCAGTGGTACAGCATGACTGACAGTGTGAGATCCAGTGTGGATGAAGCGCATCCAGACCGGGTGATCGTAGTCGAACAGGTTCCACTCAGACGGGATGAGCTTCTGGAAGTAGCTGACCACAGTAACACCCTCGTCTTGGTGATTGGTCGTGTATCGGTACGCCTCGCGAATACGATCAGCGTCGCCGGCACCCGG